TTTTGTCGGAGATTGTTAACATCTACCGACTGTTTGTAATCTTCTAATGAGTCTTTACCAAAGATGGCATTCCATCTAGTAGCCCACTCTTCATCAGCTATTGACTTGGGACGCTGAGTATGTCCCTTTCCTCCATCACTCATCATTCCTCCACAAATATTGTAGCCACCATAACTCGTTGAGTTTTACCTGACTTTACTTTTCTAACACATAAGGTATCAACTAACTTCTTTTCATATAAAGCTTTATACCTCGGTGTTATAGAATTATAACGATAGGTATTTAATTTATCTAACACATCATCAGAAGTACATCCTGATAATCCAAAGCTTTTAATTGTTTCATAAACAAGTTCCTCTAGCTTTGAGGTATTCACAGTTGCTGCAGCTTCTCTAGAAGTTAGTGGATCTTTCCTTCTTACAAGTTTGTAAGACTCAGTACCAAACAAATCATAATTCATCATATCTTTGCCACACCAGTACAGGTGTGTCCTTTCCTATGTATGCACCCTCAATGTTGAAGAGAATATATTCATTGGCTTCCTCTTCAGACATACCATCTCTGTCCACAAATACTTTGATCATTAGATCAGCATCGTAGACCAAGACCTCCACTTTCTCATTGCCATTCCATACAGAAGCTTGACCTAGTATGGCATCGTCAAGACCATCCCACTGTTTCATAGCATCATTCCCTCCATAGTATCTGCTACCTCAAACATTCTGCCAGTGTCTTTGTTATAAAGCAAGCTGCAAGCAGGACCAGTCTGTCCACTGTAGCGGTTCTTCAGCACCCTCACCTTGGTGGTGTTACGCTCAATGGGATCATCATGTTGACCATTCCTCTCCAGTGATATCACCATGTCACTTAGCTGTGCAATGGCAGCACTGCCTCGTAACTGAGCTAGGCTAGTGGTTGCACCTTCCTCATGTCCCTTGTCTGAGGGACGCTTAAGGTGGCTAACAATGATGAGAGCAATGTTGGTTTCCTGCACAAGCATGCGAAGCTTGGTCATGATTTCATCAATGGCCTTGCGTTCATCACCATTGTCCTGACTAGAGACGATGATGCTGAGATGGTCCAAAAACACATACTTACAGCCAAGTCCCTTAGCCATGTACTTGACACGATTGACAATGTTTTCAATGGCTGTACTACCAAAGTGATCGAAGAAGAACAAACGCCCAGTGCCTAAGGTCTTCTCGAATGCGTCCTTGCGTATGGTGTCTGATACCATAGTTGTAGGTAGGTGCATAGGCAGATCAGCAGCAAGACTCATCATAGACAGGCTAGTCTTACGCACACTCTCTTCAAGAAACATCAAGCCAATGTTGTCACTGCTATTCTGTAACAAGTGCCAAACAATTTCCCTTAAGGTTTGACTCTTACCTAGTCCACTACCTGCTGTGAATGTAACCAGTTCACCTGCTCTAATGCCATAGGTAATTTCATTCAGTCCCTTCCAAGGGTAGAAACAATCTGCTGCTTCCATTGGTGTAGATACCAACTCCCAAAGGCTAGACCCACACACAATGCCATCAGGCACGAAGGGTTCAGCAGCCCACCATCTAGAAACAAAGGCAGCTTCCTTATTATCAGCAAGCCACTCGCATGCATCTTTATATTCAGGATCTGGTTTAAATATCTTACACTTGCTACCAAACAATTCAGCAACTTCCTTTGCTGCCTTCTGTCCTGCCTCATCACCATCAAAGCACAGCACAATGTTTTCAAAGCTGTTGATGTATTCGTAGTTTGCTTTAGCGTCCTTCAATGCACTACCTGCACCTGTGCGTATGGACACGACAGGATACTTGCTACCTGTCAATTGGTATGCAGCCAGTGCATCAAACTCACCTTCAGTGATAGTGAGGTACTTGCCATTGGAAGGGTACAGGTTCTGTCCAAACAACGTACCCTTGCTCCACCCACCCACTGTCGTGAACTTCTTGTCCTTCACTTCCCTACGCTTAGCTGCCACCAGTTGTGAGTTGCTATCGTAATAGGGAAAGTAGTAATGGCCTTCGCTACGGACTACCCCATAGCGTTCCATTGTTGCTTTGTTAATGCGTCTGTCTGACACACTAACACTGTGTCCTTCGTTGTAGCTTTTAATAAAGCCACTCGTATCTTTTGTATCACCATCTACATCAATCACTTCAAGTCTTTCGTTGTTCGTTGAGGGAATGTATGTGTTACATACAAAGCATTTGGTGGACATGTCATCGTTGATGGACAAGCCATCACTGCTACCACATGTCTCACAGGGTAGGTGGGTTTTTAAGAATGTCATAGCCCTTGTAAATTACTTTGTTGGTCTTAAGTACAGTGTCATACCCTTGAAAAAGCTTAGTCATTCTAGCATCGTGCATAGCGTGAAGTCCAATTAATAAATTGGATATCTCATCTTCATCAGGCTTCTTCACTCTGTCTAATAACACCCACAGCACAGAGTCAATGTCTTCTCTTGTCATCCATGCAGCTAGGATGAGGTCTTCTAGTTCGTGTAGTTTCATTTGTTAGTGTCCTTTGTAAACTCAATGACTAATGGGCTTAAGAAATTTTTAGCATATTTGATTGCTCGTTGTTCTGCTTCATCCCCTAGTACATACTTTATAGCTACCCATCCAAAGTTGTACCAATATTTAACCTCAACAATCCAACCTGTTTCTTCTTCCCAGTCTTTTCTAATTCTTACTTTCATGTGTTCTTCTCCTTAAGTTTGGCTTGTATGCGCTGAAATGCCACAAGATAGTTGCCTCGCTCTGCAATCTGACAGGCTTCCAAAAAGTCCTCATCCGTCAGCCCAGTCCATGTGCGCTGTGGTGGCTTGCAATTACATGGTGCTGGTTTTGGTGGCATTGACATCAGCATTTGCGTCAAGGATGCGCACCAATCTTGATGTTGCTCTGTCTGCTCTGGCTCATAGTCCAGCCCCAACTCTCTGGCGTTCTCTGCCATCTTTTCGAGGGCTTCGTTGGCCAAGGCTTCTTTGATGGCGGTGATGGCTTTGTCGTAGATTGACCCTCGTTCAATCATCAGAGTTTCCAAAGCCTCCAGCGCCAGCTTCAATGCTTCTTTAGTCATACTTGTCCCCTTGCTCGGATGGCTTTTGCCGCACTTGTACAACTTATTATTTTTCCTGTTTTTGAAGCCGCTTCTAGCATCTTTGCACACGCCTCACGCTCGGCTATGACAGCATCTTCCAGTTCTTTGATGTGGGCATTGATACGCTCAATCTCTGGTGCGTTAGCTTGTTTAATGCGTTCACGCTCGGCAGAAGCGACAAGGGCGGCAAAGCGTTCAAGTTCTTCTAACAAACTTTCTGTGGTGTTTACACGAAACCCCGCCTCTTGTGCAATGCGAATGATTTCTTCTCTGTTCATGCTTGTCCCCTTGCTCTTATTAAGTCTTCATATTTACCCAAGCCATCCCAGAAACCCTCTTCATATTCTGTTGACCTTTTACCTAGCAGAGCCACTTCTTTACGCAGGTTTGCACATGCCTCACGCTCGGCTTTAATAGCAGCTCCAGTTTCTTCCATCTCTTCCCCAAACCTTTGAACTTCACCCAGTGCATGTTCACGCAAGCCCTCTTTAATTGCATCAATGGCAATCTGCCACTCTGTCTGACAGCCACAGCACTCTGGGGGGGTTGGACCCAATGCATCTAAGGCTCGTTGTAAAGCTTCCTTCATGTGTTTCCCCTTGCTCTAATGCGTTCAGGTATGTGGTGTTCAAGATGGTTTTGTATGCACCACTCAGCAATCTCAGCACATATGTTACGCTCTAAATTAACAGCAGATTTTATAGCGTTAGCTTCCCAGTTGTAGGGCTGTCCCTTCATAGAATTCTCACGCTCAATGCGAGCAAACTCATCGTCTTCATCTGTATGTATCATTTTGCAGCCTCCATATACAAACCAACATTACCCAGTGCATAACCAACAAAGGCTATGCCTAGCCCAGTGCTTCCCTTGAGTAGCAGATCTATTGCCACCACTGTATACACCACACCCACTACAGCAATAAGCCATGCACTCATTTGTCATCCTTCTTCATCACTTTAAATTCTTGAAGCACTCTCATAGCTGCTTTAATAAGTTCAGTGTCTTGAGTTGGTTCAGGCAAACTACTTTCCC